GTACACCATCCAAATCCCAGCGCAGGGCGACAGATTCCATGTTGTCAGTCACCAGCGAATACAGCACGCTCGTTCCGAGCGTCTGAGTTTCGGCGAAGCCGCACGACCGCAGCGCGGCGCTGTAGCCCGGGATGGCTCCGGCGGTACCGGCGCCTGCAAGCTCGATGCCGAACTCGGCCTGCCCGTGAACGGACACCGGAACATTGCCGGCGTTGCCGAAATACGGGCGGATGATCTCACGTTCCGCCGTCTGGTTGTTCATCGGCGTCAGTTGCGGATTGGCAACAAGCAGCGCATCGGACGCGGCGAACGCGCCACTGGCGCCGTATGCCGCCTCGACAATCATCGCGAGAAGAACTTTTCTCGATAACATCGGGTTTCCCATGTCACTCACCTTTCACGTCGGCGGCTGCGCCGGTTACGGTTTTCGTCTTTGCTTCGGCCTGCGCCTTTTTGATTTCGGCATCAGGCGTCGGCCCCTGCACCTTCGTCAACGCCCCGGTCTTCGGGTCTCGAACGAAGCGGCCGCCGCTTTGCGGCATTTCCTGATTCTTCATATTTCATCTCCTACGGTTCTGTACTTCACATGGAAAACTGCCGTGAGCATTTCGATCTGCCCGTCGGTATCCGATTCGTCGCGTTGCGCACCCATGTCGGCGAAGTCGATACAACTCCCGCCGAGCCGTGTATCGGCAAACAACCGCCGCACAACTTCACCATGCAGCCGCTCAACCTGTTCCAGCGAGTCGTCGCCTTTAGCGACAATAATCACCAGCAATTCGGTCGTCCGGTCGGCGATGCCGCCATTCATGGTCGCGCCGGTCTTTAATTCCGGCGGCGCTTTGCGCCCAAGCCGCACGTTGATGGTCGGCGTTGTAACCTGACGCGCATAATTCCTCTGCCGGCTGACGACGACGCCATCTATCGGCGGCACGGTGAGCGCCCGCTCGGCGGCGTTGAGAATCGCAATGACCTTGCTCATGACTGCCTCACCAGTGTTGCGGTCATCAACGCGCCATCGTCTTTCAGGCGCGGCGGGCGCACCCTGTAGCGAACGGTGTCGATCTCGACAGTTTCGCCCTCGGAAAGATCGGCAAAAGCGCCGACGCTCCTGTACGTGATCTGCCGGAGCGTGGCCGTCGCCTCGCCTGGGAAAACCTCGGACGTCTCTTCGTCAAACAGCACGCGATCGACGACATCGCCGCCCGCGCGCTTCCAGACTGCACGAACGGCGAAGCCGTTGTCGGCATCGAAAAAGACGGCGAGGTCTTCAACGAAAGGCATCGTTACTCCTTCGGATTTTCAGGCGGTTCATCCCCGCTGCGCGTGGAACGCGCCGCTTTGTCGTTACCGTGAAACGCTACCGCCTTTCCAAGACCGATCAGGTAGCGCGCTTCGCGTGCGCTGACGGTTGGTGTCGCTCCTATCGGCTCGTCCTTTTTGTTGACGACGCACGGCTCCAGTAGCTTGATTTTGACTTTGTCGTTCATGATTTCCCTCACGCGGTTGCGATGTCCATCATCCGCGAGAAGGATTCTGCGCGGCGGATAGAGACATCGACATCCATTAAACCGACGATACGAACACCGCCGCTGGTCGCCTTGGTGTAGGGATCGACCGTGAGATCGAGACCACTCCAGAACGCGAGGATCAAATCCGCCCAGTTGCCGAAAATCATCGCCGAAAGATTGGTTCCGGTGCCTTTGCTCAGGTTCGACGGCACCGCGTTGGTCACTTCGGCGCGATAACCGTTGATCGGGTTTCCGCCGTCCGCCCACACATAACCAGGCACCGACGCTTCTTTGATGGTGGTCTTGAGTTTTCCGCGTACCTTCGCGTTCGTGACATAGGCCATGTTTCCTGCCAGCGCATTGGACACGGCGATCTGGGTTTCCATATCGACCATGTGCTTCCATGTCGGCGCACCGCCGTTCGCGCCAATGGCGACCGATCCGATGCCGGTCATGTTGGCGATGCCCAGCGGCGATTCTCCGCTTCCGTCACCAAACAGCGCGACGCGCTCGATTTCGAGGCCGATGGTCGTGGCGATTTCCTGACGGACAAACGCCTCGATGTCGATTGAGCTTTGAATCAGCAGCTTGCGCGTGACCTCAGTAAACGACCCGACGGTGCGCGGACTGAGCTTGATTTGGTCGAAGGCCGGTTCGCTCGCGTCCACATCCTCGCCTTCGCCGACCCAGTACGCCGCGTTGCCGCCGATCTGGCGCGGAATGGTGATGTCACCGACCAACCCGGTCATGGTGCGTACGCCGAGATTCGAGATCACCATCGCATTACGCAACATGGTAATGAAATCGGACACAAGGAACTTGTCGTCCACCAAACTGCCAGCAGACGCCGCGTTCGCAACGCTCAACTCGCGCCGCAAAACATCGTTCGGCACCATGAAGCCGCGCGACGCCTTGCCCGCGACTTTCGCCGCCGCTTCTGAACACTCACGCTCGAATGCGGCCGCTTCGTAAGCTTTACGATCGGTCGGGTTCGCCAACGCATTGAGCGCCCGCAGGAACGAGAATTGCCTGACCTCGTTCCCCGTCATCCCGATATCAGCCGTTTTGGTCGGCTTGTTCGACTTCTCGGCAACCCGCTCCTGCATCGCGCGCTGGAATTCGCCCAACGATTTCCCGTTGGCGACATATTCCGCCGCCAGTTCAGCGCCGCCGAAATCCTTGAACGCTCTCCCGGCGGCAGTGATGTCCGCCACCCGTTGACGTTCGACGGCTCGTTCGTTTTCACGGGCGCGTTGCTCGATTTCCTGCGTGTTGATTTTTTCAGCGGTACGGTTATCACCACCGCTTACAACTTTATCTCCATCCATGATGTTTTCCTCGTTTGGTAAAAACTCGATTTGTGAGCGCCGATCAAGGCCGCGCCCGACGCCGACGGTGGTGTCAGCCGGAACACTGACGATGCTTACTTCAAACGGCTCCCAGTCGGTGATCCGGTACGTCCCGACGCCGTCTTTTTCTCTCTCAAGAATTGAGTCGTGGATGATGTAGCCGACGGAAATGCATGTTCGGATACCATCGTTCACGTCCTGCATGATTTCTGCGCCGCGCGCGCTTTTCGAGAAGCGAACCTTCGCGCGGCCTTTACCTTCAGACTCCAGCAGCGCATCAATCACGCCCACCTGATCGCCCCAGTCGTGATTGACCAGCAGCGGCGCTGCGCCGGACTTGAGCCGATCAACACGCATTGCGCCTTTGCTGTGATCGAGTATTTCAATCCCCCACCACTGCTCAACCGGTTCCTCGCTGGAAAACGAAATCTCAACACTCCTGTCGTCCTCGTTGACCATCGACCGCGTGATCGTGACATGACGGAAAGCGCGTGATCCTGGCTTAATCTTCTGTGTCATCTTTTTCATCCTTTGATGGGTTGGGCTTTGTTACGGGCGGCTGCGAGAGATCGACGCCGTATTCGGATGCGAGCTTTTCCTCGTTTTCGATTTCCGCGAAAATATCTTCCAGATCGGCGCCGCCTTCGTTGGAAATCCGTGTGCGCGACGTGAGCTTGTTGTTGAGACGCAGGATGGCGGCCTGCGCATCCTTCAACGGATCGACCCACGCCCAGCGCCGCCCCTGGCACTCGTGAGGCAAGAACTTTTCATACTTCGAGAGCGGCAGCGCCGAGCCGTTTTCCGCTCTCACTTGGCCGTTGAGTAACGCAAAGCGCAGCCATTCCGGATAAATCTCTTCGAGGGCGGCCTCGATAAACCAGTCTTGAACGGTCATCCATTCGTCGCGTTCATCCAGCACCCCCTGACGGATCGAAGAAAAATTGACCCCTTCCAGATCGTTGGCCAGGGTGACATAGGAAACGCTAACGCCACTGGCAATGCCGCGCAACGCCGCTTTCGTGAATGGGTCAAATTGATCGTGCGGATAGGCCGGATCGAACGTCTTGAAATCGACCACTCCCTGCGGCAACAAATCAAAAACGCCGGCCTCGACTTCTTCGATAAGCCTTCCTTCTTCATCTTTCCCGTCGGATACTTCGCTGGGATCAACAGCGTGATCCTCTCGCTGGACGTAAAAGCCCATTTTCGATGCGCCGATCCGGGCGGCGATAATCGCCGCCTCACGGTACGCTTTGAGATCGTTGAGGCGCAGCATTGCTGCATACATCCACGGGGTGCCGCGCCGCGCCTCGCAAAAATCATCGGGGACAAAGCCGTGGATAATTTCATCGGCAGGAACACGCATGCGGCGACGTTCGCCGTGAAGCGATGCACCAGCTTCCAGAATGTGATACGCGACAGGGCGCGAATAATCATCGACTTCTACACCCATAATGATCGCGTTAAGACCGGACGCCGCATCACGGTTGAGGCGCGTATCCAGACGCGCCGGGTCGAGGCGCTGCAACGCGAAGCCGAAATCATTACGTGCGGCCTCACCGCGCACCTTGCGAAGCAGGAACTCACCGTCACGCGCCGCGTCAATGATTAAGCCACGCAACAGATCGCGGAAGCCGTGATGCCCGGAAATCTCGCACACACCACGACGCCCCCACCGTTTCCACGCCTCGGCGATGGCCGTTTGCGCGATTGTGTCAGGTGATCCATCAGCGTTGTAAATGCGCTGCTTGATTCTGATGCCTGCGGGGCCGACCACATTATTTCGCACCATACGGCCAAACTTACGAGCATACTCATCGTTCTTGAAAAGATCGCGCGACCGCAAGCGAAGGCGGTCGAGATCGCCCTTCAGTTCATCGTTGATGCTCTTGTCTGTCGTCTCCCAGCGGCTGGTCAGCCTGCCGACCTTGGCGGCAGCGAAAGCGCGAAATACCGCTGCCTTCGCAGCGCCCACCGGCACAAAGCCAATGCGCCGGGCGACTCGATGAGAGAGATTCTTCAAAGCGCTCATCAGAGCCTCGCAAAAATTCTGTCGCGCCGACCACCGCTCTGGGCGGTTTCTTCGCGCTTGGCCTCAACCAGGTATTTGCTACGCGCTGCGATCAGTTCCGGGACGCTCATCAGCTTCATCGAACGCCCAGCGATGCTGTACTCGTTATGCTCAGACAGCAAGCGCCCTTCGAGACGCGCCTCAATGAGCCGTAGCATTTTTTGTGCGTGGGTTTCGTTAGCCATGCCCCCACTATCACAAAAAAAACGGCGGTCAATAAGGCAAAACGACCGCCGTTTTTTTAACTTTAACCGCCCGCTTGACAAGTGTGCACGTAGTACATACAATCAAGCCATGAACTACGAATGGGACGAAAAGAAGCGCGCCGCCAACCTTGCCAAGCATGGTGTGGACTTCATGGACGCTTCAGTGGCGCTGCAAGACCCTGCCAACATGACCATCGAAGACCCTGATGCAGTAGGCGAAGAGCGATGGGTCACACTTGGCATGGACTGGGCGCTGCGCGTACTGGTCGTGATATGGACGGAGCGGGCGGATGGCTGCATCCGCATCATTTCAGCGCGTAAAGCCAGTCCCGCAGAATCCCGTCGCTACAACGGAGCGTAAATCATGAGAGACGAATACGATTTCAGTAAGGCCAAACGGGCAAAGGACATTCCGGCGCTGGCGCGAATCCAGAAAGAAAACGCGAACAAAGAGCGCATCACGATCCGGCTGGACGCCGAAGTTCTGGCATGGTTCCGCGATCAGGTGAAAGGCGGCGGCAACTACCAGACGCTCATCAACGAGGCACTACGTGCTCACGTCAGCGGCGCGAACGGACGCCTTGAGCGCACATTGAGGAAGGTGGTGCGTGAAGAGCTTCGGGCGGCGCACATGTGATCCATCAGCCGTCGCTTCGTCTTTTCAAAATCTCCCGCACTCTCCGAGCCGACAGGCCGTGTCGTTGCGCCAGCAGTTCCACGCGCTCGCCGCGCTGGTATTCAGCCACGATGGCGCGATCACGGTCTGACAGGGTTTCATCCACCGCGCTTTTCTTGATGTATGGCCTGTCGCCACCCCATATTTTTCTGATGGCGTCTTCCGCGCGGCGACAGGCGTCCAGCACGGGTACGCCTTCGCCAACCAGATGAAGGATGTGGGTGTTCAGTTCGTCAAGAATGTCCTGGGTAGGCATAGGTCACCATCGGGTTGCGGAAAAGCCGCCGTGCTTCCGCGCTTTCGGGCGCGGGAGTTTGGCGGGTGAAGGAATCTCAATGTCGAGGTCTGTGTTTCGTCGCGATTCCGGCTCGAACAGGTCGCGGTTTTTGGGCTGCACTTTTTCTTCCAGGCGATCCCAGAACGACGCCGGGCGCCGGTCGAGCTGCAACCATGCTTCAAGGAAGGTCACATAAACGCGGCAATCCAACGCTTCGACGCGGCGACCGGCAAGCCGTACCCAGCGGGATTCTTCGCCGCGGGCTGTCAGCCGAGTGGCGCGGGTTTCGCCGGTGAACTGGCTGAAGTATTCGTCAGGCAACTGGTCGGAAAAATGGATGTAGCCCGGCCCGGGCTTTTCGAGGTTGAGACGGTTCAGAATCAAATCCTTGGCCAAGTTGGTGCCGACCTGCCAAAGCGTCACGCCTTTTTTGACGCGACGCCCCTTCCAGTCGAGATCGACTGCGGTGCTGCCGTGAACGATGGCGCGTTCTCTTCCGGCGTGGCCGGCGACGGCAAAGGTGTTCTTGTTGCGCCGCGCATAACACCAGGCGTAAACGGCTTGCGTGTGGTGGCCGCGACTGTCGATGGCGCTGGCAAAAACGTGCATCGCTTTGCCGCTGGCGTGCGTGAATTCGGTGTCCAGGTAATCGTTGAGTTTGCTCCACACGTCCGGTAGCGATGGATCGCCAAATATCTTGCGGTGATCCACCAGCCAGGTCTCGCAGCCGCGCCCATACGCCCAGACACTGACTTCCAACCGGTTGTCCTGCGTGTCGATTGCCGCCAGCAGCAACAACCCGCCCATTGGGACAATGCGCAGTGTGTACGGCTCGGCGCGGTTTTTGAGCGCGGATGGGTCAACGGTCTGAGCATCTTCCAGCCATGTTTCGCCAAGGGTGGTGTTCACGAACGCTTGCATCTTGGTGTTGTCGCCCATCTTCACTTTTTCAAG